CGTCTATTAGACATCTCCCTCAACACGATTTTCAGAATGATGGACATCAAACTCACCACCAGGATATCGTGATCTAAGTTTATCTACATTCATCTCAATCACTTCATCCAGAGAAACATTAAGACCCATACATGCTTGTGCAACATACCACATGATGTCTCCAAGTTCTCGTTTGAGATGAAACAGATTCTCTTCGTTTACTGGTTTACCTTGAAAGATAATCTTCTTTACAACTTCAGTAAACTCACCTGCCTCAGCAGACATTCCTACAGCAGCAGTAAGCAATCGCTCGGTAGGAAAGTCTTGACCTTCAAGTTCTTCGATACGATATACGAAAGCTTCGTGGTCTTTACTTTGTTCAGAGGTAACGGCATCTACAAATTCCAGATATGCATCAGTATTTACGGTCATGAAAATTTAAATCCCTCAAATGATTTCTTCGGTCTATCCTCGTTATTATACTGCTCTTCTTGCCCAGAGTCAAGTATATTCTCTTGTGCTGTCTGCTCACAATCATATAGTCTCATCTTGGCACGATCAATACCTACAATAAAACGTTTATAAACAGAAATATCATTGTAGCGATTCTTTAACTGTTTCACCATAATCTGTCCCAACTGCTCAAGTTCCTCAGTGCTAATAAGGGCAAACATAAGATCAGCAGTAGCAGGGAGACCAAAGGACTCAGAAGTGTCAGTAAGGTCAACATCAGAGCTACCATAACCAGAACGAGTGGTCTGGGTGGCAGATACGATAGGGACCTCGGCTTCGACAGCCAATCCTCTAAGTTCCTCTGCAATCGACTTAACAAGAGTATAGGAATTAATATTGGCAGATCCCTTGTAACGCGACGAGGCACAAATATTGAGATAATCCACAAATATGATATCAGGTTTAAAAGACTTCTTAAGTGCAAGTTCATTGAGAAGTGCTTTAAAATGTCCACTATGTGCGCTTGCAGTCGGATACTCTTTAATTATAAGTTGACCCTGAGTTTTCTTTGTCAAGTTATTGACTTTGTTCTCAAATGAAGATTTAGGAATATCTACCAGATCTTGAATAGGAACATTGAGGAGGTTTGCATCAATACGTTCAGCAATTTTTTCCTCTGCCATCTCCATTGTAATGTAAAGGACATTACTTCCCCTAAGGAGAACGGAGCTAGCGACGTGGCACATGAACAAAGACTTACCAACACCTGTCCCAGCAAGAGCAATATTAAGACTCTTGTTAACTAGACCACCTTTCGTAATCTTATTAAAATATTCAAGATCGAATGGGATACGATTTTCTTTCTGATGATAAAATTCATATCTCTCTTTATAATCTTCTAGGTAATTGTGTCCAATGTGATTATCAAAAGAAACTGCAAGTGCATCCGAAAGAATAGACGGAATAGCATCACGGGTTTTCTTCTCATCTTGCCCATCAGCAATACTGATAGATTCCATCAGTGCCAAATAAATGGCACGATCGCGACACCACTTTTCAGTAGTATCTTCTAACCACTTATTATCGGCAGGAGCATCCGTAAGAGATGAGGTAATCTCACGGGTTTCCTTGACCTCCATCTCAGAAAGGTCGGTGCGATTTTCTAATTCGATGGCAAGTGCTTCTATAGTAATAGCATTGCCATATTTCACAATAAACTGAGTAATCTCCTCAAAAATAATCTTTTCGGTTCTCTGTTCAAAATAATCAGGTTCAATAAACGGAATTACTTTGCGAGAGTACTCTTCGTTGAAAACAAGGTTTCGCAGAATAGTTGTCTCAATTCGCTCCATAAGAATAAGTTTCTCTTGCAATAGTGTCCAGTTTTTCCATCACCTCTGGGGTGAAGTAAGTTTCGGGATCTTTTAAGATCGCCTTGGCATATACTTTCTTGCCATCTATCTCATAACGACCTGCCACGTTTTTCCAAAGTCCGCCAATCTCACCGAGTTCAAGAAGACCATAATATCGATCAAGACCACGCTCATCGTAATACAAACGTACCTCAACCTGTTTATTCTCCTTACTCAGACGCGACTTGTGAGTCTTTGCCTTGATAATATTTCCAATGACTTCTGTTCCATCCTTCTCTTTCTTTTTGCTGAGATAGATGATTGTACTCGCTGCATACTTGAGTCCCGAACCTCCTCCCATCTCTTTAGTTGGCACATAAGAACCGATAACGTCATAAGTGTGATTGGTAACGATCATTGGAATTTTAGCCTGCCCCAACTTGAGTGTCAACATCCTGAAAGCACCCTTAATCAGTTGTGATTTTGTCATGTCACGAACTAATTTTTCGTTAAGTGCATCAGTGATCTCTTTCTCAGTGGAGAGCATTCCTAAAGAGTCTAGCACAAACATGCAGGGTTTGCGGTCTTCATCAGGTGCTTTTTGATACATATCTACTGCCTTGAGTGCCTTACTACGGAACTCCTCAACAGTCACTACATTGACCACGACAAGACGTGAGAGATCAATTCCTCTGCTTTCGAGAAGAGATTTATTAACTGCTGCCTCGGTGTCAAAATAAAGGCAATATCCGTCAGGATTAGAATCAAGAAAGTTTTTGACGACAGCGAGAGAAAAGAAAGTCTTGCCAGTAGAAGACTCACCAGCAATGGCAGTAATCTTATTCCCAGAAACACCACCAAATATGCTACCTGAGACCAGTGAATTAAAAATGTAAGAACCCGTGTCCACATAGGTTTCTGTGTCGTCGATGTCTTTTGCGAGTTTGGTATAGTCATCACCAATCTCTTTTACAATCTCTTTTAAAAAATCCATTAAATAACAATTCCAAATTCTTCACGGGCAATTTTTTTGTAAGGTCCGCCTGGGTTAGCATCACGGATATCCTTAATCCTTTTCAATTTTTGATAAAGGGCAGCATCTCCTCCGAGACGCATAGCACTAATAATAGTGCCAAGTTCTTTGTCGTTAATAGGTAGGTCCATTAGGAGAAAAATAATTCCAGGTTTACAGTTTTTTCAACATTCCATCCAATGGCATCTAGGATGGATTTAAGTGGTTCTACAAAACTCTTTTGGAATTGTAGTTCATAGTCGATATACTTGTCAAGACCAAGTTCATGTGGAAAATCTTGGATAAAAGAAACCACGTTTTCCTGAATGATATTTGGTTTTTTCAAGTAAATGAATTTAATTTTTTCACCATTACCAATAAGAGAATACTTATTTGTAAGTTTTTTATCTTTTATGTAATGATTAAACAGAAGCGCACCACGAACATGAATGGGAGTTCCCTTCATGTAAATATCAGCATGTGAATGGTACTTACGAACGTCAGATGCAGTCCTAGGAAAGGCAATCTGTTCGGGAGGAAGACTATTGAATTCTGCTCGACAGTTTTCAATAAAATCAATAACGTCTTCTTCAGTTGCATTCATCATCAACTTCAAACCATCCTTAATCATCTTCCTGCAAGGCGCTGGAGTTGAAGATTTAACTGCCTCAATACCCATCATCTTGAGTTTAGGTTCAGTATATTGAACCCCCTCACTGTTCCACACATTGAGGATATATCGCTTCTTCGCGGTCCAGATACCACGTTCAGCAATATTCTCACGCTTCATTTGCATTTTCTGGTCATACGCCGAAACATAGTCCGCCAGTTCCTGGTAACATTTTTCGATGTATGGTTCAAACTTTTCTTCGCAGATCTTATCAAGTATTGAAACAATTGCTGTTTTATCACCAGACTTAGAACCAAAAAATTTATCAACAAGAGGTCCGAGATTAAGATAGATTGAGTCAGTGTCAGATGCAATGACATAATCCTCACCTTCTGTTTGCAAAAGATTATTTAGATACTTATTCATTCGGTTTTCAATCCACCGAATTGAAACTTGACCTGAGAGAGTAATTGCTTCAGCATTTGCCAGTTTATAATACCTAAAATACTGATTACCAATAGCACCATATGCAGAGTTGAGCTGAATCTTTCGTGCCATCTGGATGTTGTTACATCGGGCAATTTCTTTTTCCAATGCCTTTGTCGGAGTTTTTTCATAGTCTTGCTTTGCCTGAAGCATCTTCTTTTTAAAGACAGTTCTATCCTTATAGATCTTTTCCATCAATTCAGGAAGAAATCCACGAACATCTTTACGATACATGGCACCATTAGCACATACCGCACTGTCCTTATACATCTCAAAAGTTATCTGCTTATCAAGTATCTTATCAACAGTTGCTGATGGATGCCTGGTATCCTGAAGCGTCTCTGGTGAGATATTGTATTGCATAATAAGATGGGGATACAGACTATTAAGGTCAAAACTAACCACCCAATCATACTTTCCTGGAATCGGTTCTTTGACATATGCACCAGCATACTTTTCATTTTTATCAGAACGCACCTTAGGAGGAATAACAATATTTCTCTTCTTTAGATAATTATAAATGATGGTGTCCCACATACGAACTTGTGAGAACACATCTTCATAATTCACCTTGGCATCATATGCCATGGTAAGAGCGAGTTCAATGAGTTTCATCTTGTCCTCCATTCGGTCGACAAGTTCCACGTCAATGATATTGTATTCTACAAACTTTTGCCACCCCTTTGTGTAGAAGTCCTTAAAAGTATCAAACTCAGAGTGATCGAGTTTCTTCTGCCCAAGTTCTACACTGGCAATATAATCCAGTCGATAAGATTCTTGTGCTTTATAGGTAAACTTTTTATAGAGATCGAGATAGTCTAACTGAGAGATTCCACCAATATCATAAGAAAGTTGCTTCCTACCAGCAATGAAGATCTCATGCTCTGTTACTAATCCCCAAGGAGAAAGTCGTTTCATTAACTTTTCACCGATGATTCTATCCATACGGCGAACCAGATATGGAATATCATATAGTTTACTATTCCAACCAGTCAGAACCTCAGGAGTATTCTCTTCAATCATCCACCAGTTGATAAAATCATTGAGAAGATCATACTCATTGTTAAACTGCTTATAGTAGTGATTACCTTGCTTCAGTTTAAAAGGTCCTTGTCCCCAGGTAACAATTTCCTTAGTATTATAATCCTGAATAGTAATAAGTAAGACTTCCTCAGCAGCAGATTCTACATCAGGGAATCCATTTTCAGAGGCAACCTCAATATCGATAGTTGCAAGTTTGACTTTACCAATATCAAACTTGATTTCATTTTCAGAATAGTTCTCAGAAATGTACTGATAGATAAAACGTTCATTACCAGAAATCTTAAATCCCTCTACACCATCATAAGTTTTAATAAACTCTCGACAATCACGGACAGTTCCTGGTTGAACAGATTCAACATATTCACCTTCAAGAGTTTTGTATTTGGTTTTTTTCTTGCTATTAACAAAAAGAGTTGGATAAAACTTCTCGCGAGTCATGAAATGGCGTCCATCTTCATAACCTCGCACGAGGAAGTTATTACCCACCATTTGAACGTTTGTGTAGAATCGCATCAGTTACTAAATTAAATTTGTTTTCTTGCATGAACTTCCGCTTGGCAAAAGTATCTACACTCAATACTTTATATGTCATTTTGGACGTTTGTGTAGAATCGCATCAGTTACTTGACTAAATTTGTTTTCCTGCGCGAACTTCCGCTTGGCAAAGGTGTTTACATCCACCTTCTTACCAGTGTAAGTCTCATACGCCATCATGAACATTGTAAAGTAATGCCAGTGTGCTTGAGGAATATACTGTGGAGAAAGACATACAAAGATGTAATCAAAATTGTAGTCTTCAAATGTGTAATTATCCCTAGTGTAAACTTCATACTTATCACCTAGGATTTCTTGGTTAAAATTATTCCTTGATATATTTCCACTAGTTTGGTTAGCAATCCAAGTAAATTTAGAAAGTTTATTTTTCACATGCAACCAAGCACCCCAATTACCTTCATGCACCCTATCAAACATTCGAAGTGCCTGATATTCTACTTCTAAGTTTTGACCACCTTCGGGAAATAACTCCTCAAAATCACTACCAAATACGTCATCATGATGATCAATGTTTATCAAATCGATATTTTTATGACTTTGAAGTTCATATAAAATCTCATCATTTTCATACCCAAAACTAACATTTGAACAGTTTTTAAGAGATTTTAAAAATACATCATAACAATAGATTAAAGAACTCTTATCAATATAAAATTGTTGCTCACTAAAATTAGAATATTCATATAGATGCTTCCACCTAGTCATAGGATCATCATCATATAAAATACTATTATAAGTCTCTATCGTAGGACCCATAATGTAATCAAGGTCAATACCCAATACTTTATAAGTCACCCAACGACCTCCTTATACTGTTTCATAACTTGTTCGGATGGATCAACAATCGTTATAAAATTATCAGATCCAAGCATAAGAGATCTTTGATCCGTGCAAGATGGCCAACGACTCAACTGCCCATTCTCACCAATTTCACAAGGATTTATAAGACGACAGTCTGGTTCACCAACTTCGGCACCAACTTCAAGCATCTCAGATACTACTGTAATTCCTGTTTTCAGTAACAAACACTTAATCATTTTCTGATTCTCCATCAGTATACTTTTCATACATTGCCAAAACTCTATCAACTGGATTCATTACAGTAACAATCCAATCTTTTGGGATAGCAAATTCTTCATCATCAGTAATCATAAACCAAGATGAAAGGGAAACCTCAACAGAAGTTTGATTGGATACTTCCTCAGAAAGAAACATCGGAGTAGACATATCAACTTTCTTAGGTTTATTAAATAGATATCCAATAACTTTGTTTTCATCAACAAGTTCTTTGATATCAGAAATCAGAACCTCACCTGATTTCAATAATGCTAATTTTACACTCATAGTCAGATCTGCTGTCCAATCATTATAGCAAGAAAAAAGAGGGGAGTCAACTGGATTGTGCCAGTTTCCCCTCTGCGGCGACGATATTCAATTTTATTTAGTAGAGAGGATTACCTTTACAAAGTTTAGATACTCTTCTTAAACATTCTTCTTTATTTCCATCTTGCTCGTAATTGTTTAAACGACTTGCAATAATATCAGCAACTTCAACAAAGTCGTTTTCATCAAACCCTCTAGTAGTAAGAGCAGCAGTACCTAAACGTAATCCACTGGTAACAAAAGGAGATTCAGGATCAAAAGGAACTGTATTTTTGTTTGCAGTGATATTAATTTCACTTACAAGTTGATCAGCAAACTTACCTGTGATTCCTAGACTTCTCAAATCAAGTAGAACAATATGATTATCTGTTCCGTCAGACACAATATTGATACCATTTTCAATTAATCTACGACCAAGAGATTTTGCATTAGCAACAACTTGAAGACAATATTCTCTGAATTCTGGTTTAAGTGCCTCACCGAATGCAACTGCTTTAGCAGCAATCACATGTTCCAATGGACCACCCTGAGTTCCTGGAAATACTGCCTTGTCCAACCTCTTACCCATCTCCACATCATTAGACATAATCAACCCACCTCTCGGTCCTCTCAGGGTCTTATGGGTTGTTGTGGTAACTACATCTGCATATGGAAGTGGTGATGGATGAACACCCGAAGCAACCAATCCTGCAATGTGTGCAATGTCCGCTAATAGATATGATCCAACTTCATCAGCAATATTCTTAAACTTACTAAAATCAATTGTTCTAGTATATGCAGAGAATCCACAGATGATAAGTTGTGGTTTACATTCTTTTGCAAGTTCTAATATTCTATCGTAGTCCAGTCTACCAGTCTCATCAACTTCATAGTGGCAAACGTTGAACCACTTACCAGACATATTAACTTTTGATCCGTGAGATAGATGACCTCCATGGGATAGATCCAGAGATAGAACAGTATCTCCTGGTTTCAAAAGAGCAAGGAATACAGCAGCATTTGCTTGTGCTCCACTATGAGGTTGGACATTTGCCCACTCTGCATTGAATAGTTTTTTTACTCTTTCTCTTGCTAGATCCTCAATCTGGTCAACCCATTCACATCCACCATAGTATCTTTTACCAGGCAATCCTTCTGCATACTTATTAGTAAGAATTGAACCCTGAGCTTCCATAACATCAAGAGACGTAAAGTTCTCCGATGCAATCATCTCTAGATGATTCTGCTGTCTCTCTAATTCTTTTTGAATAAATCCGTGAACTAATGAATCGTTGACTTGTAAACCCATAATAATCTCCAAAAAAAGAGGGGAGTCAACTGGATTTGGCCAGTTCCCCCTCCGTCTGCGACGACGATATACTTTATTTAGAACCAGACTTTTCTTTGATGATGCTCTGGCACAATTCTTCCCAGAACAATACTTAACAACCCATCCTCAAATTCAACTGATCTAACTTCCGTGTCCTCTGCCAGTGTCCAAGATCTGGTGAAAGATCGTTGAGCCATTCCTCTGTGGACATACTCTGTATCTGTTTCGGTATCCTCTTTTTGTCCTTCGACAAAGAGTTTTCCGTCTTGTGTGTAGACATTTACTTCTTTCTTTTTAAATCCTGCTAGTGCTAGTTCTAGTCTCGATTCTACGTTGCTGACCGTGACTAGATTAAATGGTGGATAATTCTTCGTTGTTTCGTGGAGATTAAACAACCTATCGAAGTATTCATCCATTCCAATACTATTCTTATTTATGCGTTCCATCAACGCAGGTAAATCCGCAGCAGTATACCTTGTGAGGTTTCCCATGATTCTTAGCTCCTTTAAAAGCGAGTTTGTGTTTTGTGGACCCCGAAGGCATCCACCATTATTTATAACATAACAATAAAAAAAAGAGGAACAGTAATAACCGAACCTCTTTATATGGTGTTCCGACTTTTGTAGAGACCGCACGAAAGGTCTCAGAGATATTTAGTAACCTCAAGTCTATCTTGCATGTGCCTAACTAAAAATAAAGATTGCATTAACACTTTTTTTATTTCTTCTTTAGATTTTCTAGGATTCAAAAAAAGTTCTAAAACTTTTCTAGTCAAATTTTCAATCTCTGGAAACTCTTGAGTAAAAAAATAATAACAATAATATAAAGATCTAGTCCATATTTTTTTATCAATACAAATAGTATTAAAACAAGATCGCAAAAGAAGTTTTGTATAGTGTTGGATTGATAAATCTATTTCATCTTTTTCTGTTTCCCAATACTTATCAATAAATTCTACAACCTCTCTGTTAACTATTCTAAGATAATTTAAATCGTCATTTTCAAGTCCATCCAGATTTTTAGATTTTATACAATCAAAAGAAATAGTGCTTAATGATAGATTTTTACCTTTAATACACTTATGAACAAATCTGCTTGGATAATCCGATTTGAAAAAATCTACATCATATACGTTAACATCAACATTAATATCAATATTTAATTTCTCCTTTATTACCTTAGATACTTTTTCACAATGATTTTGTTTGAAATCTTTCTCTAAAGTTTGATAATTTTCTTTATCATTAGTAATAATAAGAAAATCTATATCAGAGTTTTCTATTGCAGTATTAGTAGAATATGATCCACCAATGTAAATCGAATGCAATTCTAAGGAGAGTTTATCTATTTCTTCTAGAAATAAATCTGAAATTTTTTGTGCTTTTGAACTTAATTCTTTTTGGATATTTTCATTAATAAGATTGTTATTAGAATCTACTTCCCAATAACAACCATGTTCTTTAATTTGAACCACAATTATTCTGCAGTTTCTTCTACTTTCTTTTTCTTTGAACCAATATTATATTTGGTCTCAAGAATCCAGTCTTGCTTATCCTTATATGCAAGAACTTTAATTTGGTTCAATGGTGCAATATCAGTAATTTTACTCACATCAACAATACCAATGAGACCCCAATCACCAAGAAGTTGAGCAATACGGTTACGACGCTGAACGTCATTCTGCGTAAGGTTTGCATGTTTGCCATCCAATGCAAACAACTCTTTAAAATGAACTAAAAAATATCTACCTTGTTTGTGTAAGATGTGACAAGACTGATAGATTTTCTTTTCTTTCCTTGATGCTACCCCGATTCGTGTCAAAGTTTCACGCACTTTCAAAAAGTCATCTGGTTCATTAAGAACCACTTCAACCATTTGTTCAGGCGACCACTTCACTTCGGGTTCTTGAACGACACTCATGCTTTTCCTCCAGTTTCAAATTTCAATTTAATAAATGCAAGTTGTTCTTTAGTTAGAATCCTCAAAGCTTGCTTTGCCTTTTCATTACTATAACCATAATAACGTTTGACATAATCAAGATCTTTGATTTTATCTTGTCGGAGCCAGGGAGAAAATCTCTTCTTTTTCCTCAAAGTATTTAGATAGAAATCATATTGAAGTTTCTTTGGAAGAAAATGATATTGATTCATCTCATTAGCGAATATAATACAATCCAAATGTCCAGAAAGACATCGATTTACGATGTATGGGGGATATTCTTTTTCTAGTGAAGGATCTTCATCGATTAGATTCTTCTTTGTCTGATTGATACTGTTCAACCAATCCTTCAATTCCATAATTAAAAAGCACAAGTTCCTTACGTTCTTTTTGTTCTCGCATATACTCACCCACCGAACGCATGGTGTATGTGAGATCAAATTCGCCTGTCTGCCATCCACCAAATCTTTCTTTTATAAGTTGGGAAGAATTATATGATACAAGTTGAGGACTAATAAAACGATCACAATCAGTAGCAAATTGATCATGGTCAAATCCTTTATGCATACTACCCTTTTTACCATAAAGATTACTTCCAATCTCATAGGGAGGATCTAAGTAGATAAAAGTTGATTTATTATCACAAAGTAGTTGTTCATAACTAAGATTGGTGATCTTCCAATTCTCAATTATCTTTGTGTATCCTGGGAGTTTTTCAATTCCT